AACTGTATTTACGTTTGATATAGAACCAGCAACAGTATTTACATTTGCTATAGACCCTGCTGTTGTATTGACATTACCAATAGATCCAGCAACTAAACCTATATCAGTACCATCATTAGCAACTGTCGTTACGTTACTACTAATACCAGCTACAGTTGTAACGTTTCCACTTATCCCTGCAACAGTGGTGACATTAGAAGATATACCAGCAACAGTAGTTACATTAGATGCGATACCTGCAACAGTAGGAACGCTTGATGCTACACCTGCAACAGAGGTAACATTACTGCTTATACCTGCAACTGTATTAATGTTAGATGTATTACCAGCAACAGTCGTTACTTCAGTTGCTTTTGGTACAAGTCTATGAAATGCGTATGTATGATCTGTAGCAGTTGTTTCTACTAAAAAGCCGAAACCAGTAGGTATTGTTGCACTTACACCAGTAATAATAACTGCTAATCCACTTCCTCTACCATTTGCAATAGTTAGAGTTGTTCCTGACTGTGGAGTTAAGTTTGTTGAAGCTGTTTGAACTGATACAATAGTTCCACCTTTATTAGCATTAGTTGTATTTATATCAGGGTTTTCTGTAGGAAAACTAACTTCGGTTGCTATTGGTACAAAACCACCAACATCATCTACAAGATCTATAACCCTTGCATCTATAGCTGCTGTTGTTGCTACTTTGTTATCAGCAGAAGTCCAAGTTTCACCTGATTGTATTTCTTCAGCACTTGCTAAGTTATAGAATCTTGCATCTGCTTCTGCTTCTGTATAGTATCTATTATCTAATTGACCAGCATTAAGCTCAGTCTCAGTAAAGTATCTATTATCTAGCTGACCAGCATCTAATTCTGTTTCTGTATAATATCTACCATCTAAAGTACCAGTAGCTATATCTTCATTTACTATCGTTCCATTTACTATATTTGCACTAGCTATAGTTATGTCTGTTGGTAAAGCACCACCACCTAATTTTGTAAGACCAACAGAATCATTTAATAACTTACTACCATTTATATTTGCAGAACTATTTATATCAGCATCAACAATAGTTCCGTTGTCAATCATTGTCGAGGTAACGGAACCTGTGTCACCTGTTGTTACTACTGTGCCACTTACATCAGGAAAAGTAATAGTTCTATCAGCAGTAGGGTTGGCTACTGATATTGTTGTTTCATTTGCATCATCACTACTACCTTCAAAAACAAGTGACCCTGTTAGAGTTCTTAAACCATCTCTTGTAAAAACATCATTTGTTACAAGATCAGTAAATTCTTGCAAACCAAATAATATTTGATCGCTGTTTGTATCTAAGTCTGTTTCTGTTAAAACAGAACCATCTTGAAAGTCTACTTTTTTAGCACTTATATCTGTATCTCTTTGAAATCTGATAGCAGTGCCATTAGAAGGTACATGACCTGATAAAAATTTTATATGTGTTGCACTAGAAAATTCATAATTTACACCAAGAGTTTTTAGTTGACCACCTACAGTTACATCAACTTCAGCTTCAGCTAAGTAAACAAAACCAATAGGAAAGGCATCAGATTTACCATTAGAGTCAGTATTGCCATTGCCTGTATGGTCTTTAAATGAAACTGCTGTATTAGTAGCCATAGTTAAAAGAATCCTAAGTTAAGGTCATTCATTTGTTGTTTTAATTTCTCATAATAATCTTTTTTAAGATTATCTTTTGCTTTGATTCTATCAGAAAATCCTTTCTCGCCCATATACTTATTAGTATATTCAATAATGCCTTTTGTAATAAAACTATTATTAATACTATTCATTTCTGTAAATATAAAGTCTGCTGAAGTTTGTCCTTCTCTTGATTTTAAACCATATTGTTCAATCATACTTTCGTGATATTTAAAAAATTTACTATCTATAAAATCATTAATAGCATCATTTAGAGTTAAATTTTTACCAGCTTTTTTAAGAGTTGTTGTATTAATAATTCGTTTTAAATTAGAATACTCAAACTTGTCTAATTTTTTTGGTACAAAATTCTTACTACCAACACCTTTAAATTTTGATCCTCTTATAACTTCTGGCGGTTCTGGTAATAATCTTCCTATTAACTTTGTAGCCATATAATATTTATGATTTTTACTTGAACTATGTCTGCCATTTGATATTAAATCAAGACCATCTTTTTGAGGATAAGTTATGACTTCTCCTGTAACGTGTTCAACTTGTGCTGGTAATAATCCACCAACATTATTAGGTACATATTCTTTTGCTTTGCTAAGAATATTATCTAATGCTTGATATGCAGTTTCAGCCCTATTGAAGTCTTCATCACTAAAATCAAAACTACCATCTTCAAGAGTTGGTTCGTAAGCTGTATCACCTGCTCTTGTTTTTGTATCAGGTTTCATAAACCATTTAAGTTGGCTATAGTCACCTTTTGATTCTGCTAATTGTCTTGCTTCTTCTTCAGTAAATCCTAATTCTGTTAATATGTCTGCTGGCATACGGTGTAATCTACTTAAGAAACTTGAATATGGTATTGATCTACCTGCACCTTGTCTTCCTATATAATCTAGAATTTTTTTCTTTCTATAATCCACACCATCTTCGGGATCTTCATTCTTTCCAAATTCAGGTATTGCTGAAAATAATTTAATTGTCTCATCAATCTGTTGTGTATAACTTCTGTTAAATACGTTTCTACCAATAGTTGCAGCAAAACCAGTACAAAACTCTCCATATTCCTTATCTTTAACAAAAGGACCACATTCAGCAAAATCAGCAAAAATTCTTATAAAAGAAACTATTGGGTCAGGTAAATTTTCATAAGTTTTATATGTATAAACTGGTTGACCATTCTTATAGATTGGTTCACCATCTTCGTCATATTGTAAAAAATATCTGCTGTATGGCCTCCAACCATCTTTATACATAGAAATCCACATAGCAGCACCTTCTTTTGTTCTAAAATTAGGACCACCACCTGTTATGCCAAACTTCTTTGGTTCGCTATCTAAATCATAATCAGGAAACAAATGATCTTTAAATGTAGCACCTGCAAGAATCAAGCCAAAAGCAGCACCCATTCTTATTTGACCTCTTGCATTTGCTCTTACTAAAGGATCAGGACTCATTAAATCTGCTTTCATTTCTGGTAAGAAAAAAGCATTTAAAGGATTTATATTTTGATATTTACCACCAAAGAAAGGAACTTGATTTGGTAATCTACGAACTACAGGAGTATTTATAACAGGAGTATATCTCATAACTTCTTTAATAATATTTGTAGGAGTTCTTGTAAATGTAAAGAAAAACCTAGCTACAGGATTTTGTACTGCTAAATTATTAACCCAAGAAGCACCTCTACCAAAATAATCTTCTGTTCTTATATCTTGAGTAAAAGTAATTTGTTTACCAAATTCTTTTGATTGCATCAATATTCTTTGTGTTACTGGATCAGGAGTAAAAACTTGTTGACCATCTACTGTTTCTATTCTGCCTACATCACCTTTTGAATTTTTTAAAAAATAACTAATAATACCATCAACATGACCTTTAATATATTTGTTTAGTTCATCTCCTGATTTACCTAATTTAGCACCTTCCATAGTGGCTTCATACGTTGCTGCTGCTATGATGTTTGGTGCTTGTACTAAAGCATCTGTAGCTGTCATTAAACGACTAGGTAATCTTATAAACTTTCCAAACTTGTCATAAGCCTTTAAAGGAAAGAAATTACTGTCAGAAGAAATCATATATCTTTGACTTGTTTCTCCTTTAATATTTCCTAAATTAATAAAATTATCTTCCATATCCCAAGACCTTTTCCATGTTTGCAAAGCAAAATCAAAGTTTTGGAATAGTGCAAATAGATGTTTTTTAGCTGCTGTAAGCTCTAAATCATTTGAAGCACCACTAAAATTATTAAAAGCTTTCAAAAATGTCTGTGCAATACCAGAATATAAATTAATTTTTTGTGTAGTAGGACTTGAAAGTAAAGCGTTTATACCAATTTCATTGTATGTTCTGGCAACTTTATCAGCAAACTTGCCAACCTGTATTGCGTCTGTATTTTTTATAGCAACCATTTTTTCTACACTACCTGCTGCTCCATCTAGATCAGTGGTTAATTTAACTAATTCAGAATAATCATCTGTTTCTGTTGCTTGTTTTAAAGCATCTTTTAAATCTGTTCTAAGCTTTTCGTTTTGTAAAAGACTTTCATTTATATCCATTTCTATGTCAGGTTGTTTTGCTGTCAAAGCTGACTTTTCTGCTGGTGTAAGATTCATTATTTCATCAACAGTTTTACCTTCAATGCCAGACTCAGGCTTCATGCCAAAAGATTTTAATGTTCTAGCAGTTTGTGTTCTAAGTGGTATGCCAAGTTTTAACCATTCTTCTACACCTAATAATGATTCTGTTAGTTCATCTATAGATTGATCTATTAATCCTGTATCTTTTGTCTTTATTGCTTCTATTAGTTTTTTATTTACATTAGCTACTTCTTCTGTTTGTAATGTAATCGTTTGAGCTATTGCATAGTTTAAAGAATCACTAGGAACTAAGTTATACAACTTTGAATATGCTTGACCATATTCTTTAATAAATTTTGTATTTTTTAATCTTATAACCCCATCATCAAACATACCTAAACCTTCTAATTTAGTTTGTTGTTGACTTTTTGAACCAGTAAAAACATCAGCATCTTTCAAGACTTTTACCATTTCTTGTATAGTCTTTTGTTGTTTTGGTTTTAAACTTTTTATAAAAGAAATTTGTTGTGGGTTTTTAGATACATCTCCTAAATCTTGTTTTTTACTATCTAATTTATTTAATGAAGTTTTTACTCCACCTGCATATTTAGCATCTGCTGGCACTTCAATAGTCAAACCTTTAGTATTACTAGGTGATGCAGTAGCACTACCAGTTTTTTCAGTAACAATACCTTTGATTTTTTTATGTATATTTGCACCATGAAGTCTTATTTCTTTTTCTGTAAAACCTTGTGATATAAAAGCTTGCAACATTTCTTGTTCTTTTTGTGGTGGATTTTTTTTACCAAGTCTTAAAGACCAAGCAAGCTTATCAAAGTCAGATTCAAAAACTATCGAAGCACTACCATAATTAGGCTTAGTTCTTTTAAACTGATTAGGCATTACAAAAGTTCTTTCAACAGTTTGTTTTTGTTGCCCTACATTTACACCTTTACTTTCTAAATCTACTTGTTGTTTTTTTCCTACTTGATCTAAATTGTTTACAGCTTCATCAATAATCTTTTTATCTTTTTTAGTTAAAATCTTGTCTGCTTCTATTGGTGTTTTATCTTTAATTTTTTTTAATACACCACCTAATCCATCTATAGAACCTTTAAAAACAGTACCAAAAGCACCACCTAAACCTATACTTGCTAAATATTCATTACGACTTACATCATCTCCTAATATATCTCTAATAAAAGTTTCTCCTGTAGCAAAACCAGCACCTTGTAAAGCAGCTTTTCTTAATCCTCCTTTTCCTATTTTTGCTGTTGAACCAGCAGGTACTATTTGAAGTAAACCAGCAGCTACAGCTTCAGCTTGACTAATTTCTTTTACTCCTCTTAATTTTTGTGCTTGTATATTTGTGTAATATCCAATAGCAAATTGACCACCACCATAAGCTGCAATACCAAAAGGACCAAGTGTTAACAAAGGTGCAAGTGCAGCATCAGCACCAAGACCTACACCTACTTCAAGACCAAGACCTTTAGCTAGTCCTTTTAAGTTTTGTTTGTTATCTGTTGGTTCTGTTAAGCTGGTAAATGCTTTTCTAGTTTTATTAAACTCTTCACTACTAAAATCTATTCCATCAGTTTCATTTAGATAGAAATTATTAATAGTTTCATCTGCATTATATACAGTATCAAAATCTATAAAGCTTTGATCTTCTTGAAATATGTTTTTAGGTTTGTATTGATTATTGACAACAGGTGGTTCTTCCATGTTATTTAACTGGTTAGAAATAGCTGAGTCTGTCATCTTTAAAATAATGGAGGATTACGTTTTGCATCTCTGATTATTTGCATAATCTTCTTAGCATAATCAGGATCAGTTGCGAAGACATTTGCTTGTAGCAACTTGGCTGCTTTTTCAGCAGTATCTACATTAACAGTACCCTTTCTTCCCATAAAGTCATCATTCCATTCTCTCTTATATTGAATCATCATATCTTGTAAACTATTAAAGTTTTTAAAATTATCTTGTATAGAAACAACTTCGCCATTTTCATTTTCCGTAGTATTTTGTAAGGTTGATTCACCTCTGTCAGTTTCATCTTGTGTAGCTTTCAGACCTAAATAATTATTTGTAGCAGAAGGTGTTGCACCACCACTTGTTTCTAGCATTACTTGTGCTGCTGTTACTTCTGGAAACTTATGCCCTGCATCTTTAGCTAGTTTGTAAAAGACAGGAAAGTTAGCTTCAAATCTTTTTACACCACTTGGTTCTTCTGTACCTACTATTTTTATTGTTTCTTCTTCTTGTTCATCAACAGGAGCCATAGCAAGCAAACTGCCATCTGTAGCACCTAATGAGTTAACAACATCACTTACTATTCTTTGTCCACTTTCAATTATGTTATCTGATATATTTTCTGATAGTTTTTTATTCATATTCAAAAACGGATCTTCAACGTCAGAAAAAGTATTAGTGCTTTCATCTTGTCTATTATTGTTTCTAAGTTGAAATTCGCCTGTTTCTTTGTTTCTTTCATATATCTTATCTGCCATACCTTCTATATCATTTTCTGGATTATTAAAAGTATATGTTTCATTAACTATTTCTACTAATTGACCTTTATAAAAACTTTTTAAATCATTTACTATTTTTGTTTTTTGTCTTTCATCTATATCCATATCAGTTATTACATCATTTATCTGTTGTTTAAAAAATCCATCTAAATCATATTTACGTTGTGCTTGCACATTGGTCATTTCTGATGCACCTGTAAGTGGATTTTGAAATGAAGAAACAACTCTATCTCCATATTTAATAAGTGCCTTGATTTCTGGGTATTGATCTATAACGCTTTTGCCTGATTGTGTTTTTACTAAGTTATCTAA